TGGGCAGAAATGCCTAAGATTGCACCCATGGCAAGATGATATAAACCTCCACCCTGCAAGGTTATTGCTTGCCACATATCTACGTGTTGACCTGGATTATAGAATTGTAGGAAATTGTATATGATTGGGCCAATACAGAAATCAAACATACAGATTATTACGTAACTCCATGCCAAAGCAGTTCTCCAACCACCTTGTAATATTTTACTTTTTCCCATTTAACTTCTCCAGTTCAGTTACTCTCCAAGTCAATAAATTAATCTGACCATTATTTTGTGTATGTCTTATCAGACTTTCATTCTGTTCATTAACAAAATCCAACCTTAACTTTTCTCTTGCTAATTCTGCTGCTTGGTTTGGTCTTGGTTTGGTCTTGGTGTATTTTCTGGAGATACTACTATAGAAATCTTATTATCCAATTCAGTCAATTTAGTTTTGGCAGTATTCAAATCTGATACTAGGTACACAATACAGCTGAACAGAATAGGAACTGCGGCAAATACAATCTTTTCGATGAATTCACCCTTTGTCGTTTCGCTCATCTTCTTTTTCCTTATACATGAATGGTTCGACGCCTTTAAGATGAAGAACCACGTTTACTTTCTGGGTTAGCCTTAGCATATCATTATCCAACAATCTGACTCTGTCGATGAGTGCTATAAGAACAGTATTAACTTCTGATATTACCGGCTTGACTTTAGTCGTGGTCCAAACCCACACATAATAAAGAATATACGCAATGCCTATAGTCTCGATAATAGGAAATCCATATTCATTGATAACTTTTGCTACATCATTAAGACTCATACTAGTCTCCTCTATGATCTGATTGTTCAGAACGTGCTATTCTACTTGTATCAGGCTTCAATCCAAGAGCACTGGATACAAGAACATCAATTCTTATTAGGTCGTTCGACATTATATCGATTCTATGATCTAGCCGAATAATGATACTCGATATATTCTTGAGTGAACTTAACGTGCCATCCAAGATAAATTTCAGAGTTAAGAAAATGAAGTATCCTGCTGCAATAGCAGAAACAATGGGGAATCCAACTTTACCAATTAAATCAAGCCAACTAGTGATCTCGCCTTCCATGCTACGTCTCCTAAATTCCTTTCATATTATTTATTAAATAATTGTTGACCTTTTGGTATAATCAAGGATAATAGCCGTAAGTTAACCAGTTCGGTTACAAATTTAAACTTGAAGAGGAATTATAAAATGAGATCAATAAACTTAAACGAACTAAGCAAATCCCTTCCAGCTAATATGAAATCTTTTGAAGTGGAATATGAAAAATTCGATTACTTCTTCAAAAAAGACATTGTCCACGGATTCGACTACATTGTAGCGTTTGATGAAGACGATGCAAAAGCAAGAGCAATTTTCAAACACGGTGATGGTTTGGATATTTTATCAATTTCGGAGGATGTGTAATATGAAAAATACTATAAGTGACTTAGAATTAATAACTGAAGTCTATAATTACTTCGAAGACGATGAGTTACCTTTCAGTTACACTATAGCGGGAATGTTAGATAGCAAAATCGATGTAAGCAGTGATTGGTCATCCCTTAGAGATGCTTACATCAATGGAGAATTCACCCCAGCCAATGTTATATTTATGATTAGTTATATGGAGCATTCAAATGTTAGCAACATTGAAAGAGATAAAAGAAATTTAGAAATCAAAGAACTTGAGGAACGATTAGCTGTATTGAAAAGTGAACAATAATATTTTACTAACCGAGGAATACAAATGCCATACAATTTTATCAAACATACTGCTGATGTTCAACCTATCTCAGATGATGCTGTAGTAGTTTACCGTACTATTTGTAATGATGGTACTATCAGTCACGTTCATATGCCTATCCGTGCTAGTGAACTCAATTGGACTAATGAACCTGATTTAGGCAAAATCTACGAATATGCTATTACTTCGGTCAAAAAAGCTGTTGTTGCTGATCCGGATAAGTACGCTGAACAACTACCATTATCAGGATTCTGTGGATGAGCGATACTGAAATGCAAACTATATACGATGAAATGATTGCTATGTTTGGAGTCCTGCCTGATCATAAGCAGGAACCAATACAATTTGCTCATTATGTTAAATTGTATCAATATTATAAATCTAGGGAGGTTTGATGGCTGGACAGTGGGAAGGTGGTAAGGGCGACAAAGACCGAGTCGATATGAAGAAATACAGGGACAATTGGGATGCAATTGATTGGAGTAAGGCTAAGGAGCCTACTAAGGAATCCAAACCTACTGAACCTGAATTCAATCAAGAGGATTAAGTGTGTACCAGTTTACTCCAATCAAAGCTGATGACAATAAACAGTATGCTATGCTAGACGGATTTGGACAACTTCCTAATCACGTTGGTCCTTTCAGGAAAAATGGCAGAGTAATGTATTACAGTATAGAACGGGGTGAGTTTTATGATCCAACTAAAGACCAATATTCAATGAAGGAATTTTAATGCCAACCTACGATTTCAAGAATAAGGAAACAGGTGAAGTCACAGAACGGATTATGAAGATGTCCGAACTTGATTCATTTAAGAAAGCAAACCCACATTTAGAAATTCAACTATCTACTCCTGCATTATGTAATTCAGTAAGAATGGCAGGAGGATTGACTAAAGGAGGAGCCTTTAAGGAAGTACTGCAAAAAATTCATTCCAGAACCTCAGGTAGTATATTAAATAAGACTACCGACATCTAATCAAACCAAAAAGGAATTTTATGGCCAGAAAACCCAGAATTATTGAAAAGCATTTTGACGATCTTAAACAGGAACCTATCAAACAGACTCCTACTGCTTCTAATAGAATCAAGATGCGGATTGAAGATCTAAAAACATTCTCACCTCTGACTGATAACCAAAGAGCATTCTTTGATGCTTATAAGTTAGGTGATTATTTTATGATGTTGTCTGGTTCGGCAGGTACAGGTAAAAGTTTCATCTCCATCTATAAAGCATTAGAAGAAGTCATGGATCGTGGCACTCCATACTATAGGTTAATCATTATCCGTTCAGCTGTACAAACTAGAGATGTTGGATTCTTGAAAGGTACCTTAGAAGAAAAGAATTCAATCTATGAAGAGCCATATGTTCAGATATGTGCCGACTTGTTTGGTAAGAAAGATGCTTATCAGAGACTGACGGAACAGGGATTTGTTGAGTTCACTACAACCACTGCGTTACGTGGGATGACTTTCGATAATGCTATTGTGATTGCTGATGAATGTCAGAACTTTAGTTTCCAAGAGCTGGATACAGTAACTACTCGTATAGGTCATCAATCTAAACTTATCTTTGTTGGTGATACTGCACAGAATGATCTGTTGAAGAAGTCCTCTGATGTTACAGGTTTACCTGAGTTCATAAAGATTGCAAGTTCAATGGAAGAATTCACTAGAATCAACTTTACTAGTGACGATATTGTGAGGTCAAGTTTAGTCAAGAATTATATCATAGCAAAAGAAAAATTGGCAGTGTAGTCTGAAGGCCCATTAGCACTGTTGATGGGCCTTCTCCATATTATTAAATTTATTTTGCTTCCCCTGTTGACCTTTGGCTATTATGATGGATAATAGCCGTAAGTTAACCAATTCGGTTAACAAATTTGAAGAGGATTTATATCATGGATACACAAACCAACTACTTTTTCATTCCTTCTGCTTCTTTCGCAGCAATCGCAACTTCTGAGGAATTGGCGCTTGCTCGCGTCTATCCTGTGGTCAACGAAGTAGACATCAACAAAGTGTATCGTAAAAAAGCCGATGCTAAACGCTTCACTGATGCAGGCTTCAAACTCGAATACGTTACCAAAACTCAATTTGTAATCGATGACCAATCTATTGGTACTATCGGTTCGTCTACTATTGGTCCTATGGTTTTCATCTATAAAATAGATGACAAGTATGATGATTCAATGGGAGCTTTTCAGGTTGCTTATGGTCGTGATGCTGAAGGTAACGAGATGTCAGAATCCAATATGTACTCAACCAATTCAGTATTTGTATTAGGAGAAGTGAAATGAGCAAGTTCTTTGTAGTAGAAGCATTACGCTGGGGTGATAGAGAATCACATAGTTATGTAATTGGTATCTTTTCATCATTTGGTGAAGCTACTAAAGCAGGTAAGGCAGAGGTATCGTGGAGAGGTGGTAAATACGAATACCACATTACTGAACATGAACTTGATTTTATCCGTCAAGAAAAACTGAACAATTTCACTGGAGAATAATATGAGTTTATTGACTGAAGAACAACTTCAAAAAATACAAGGGGAATGCAAATGAAAAAACCTAGTTTACCAGAAGAATCGTGCGCTGCTGAGGGTAGCGATGTTATCTTTGATGGAGTAATTACACATTATATCAATTGCCAAGTTGGTGAATGGTATGTAAGTAGAGGTCAATTTAAAAATTTAGTTTTTGGTGGTGCGGGTAACGATATAATTCACAGCGGCGGGCACGATGATACATTGATTGGTGGTGCTGGGATCGATTTTATTAGAGCCGGTGAAGGAAACGATGAAATTGTTGGCGGCTCAGACGGCGATATCCTGCTAGGAGATGCTGGAGCGGATACATTCAAATGGTTCACAGGCGACATATCTAAGGATACTCGAGAAGTAGATGTTGTGTATGATTTTACTGTAGGGCAAGATAAAATCGATTTATCTAAATTGGATGCAAATTTAAACAAAGCTGGAATGCAAAGTTGGAAGTTTACTGGAAACTTCCAACACTATCACACACCTAAAGTAGGTGAAGTTTATTACTGTAAAGATCAATACGCATTGATCGGCAACATCGACGGAGACAAAAATCCTGAACTTATAATACAGCTAATTGGAGTTCTCAATCCATGTAACCCGCCTAAAATTACTATTACTAGCGCAGATCTTATTCTTTAAATTGTCACAGTACTCGTAAAATTAAATGCCGAAAAGGGATTGGTTCCGTATTGTGATGCAGCAGGACCAGAGATACCTGTATCTGTCACCGATTTAAATAAAAATGTTCTAACTCCTAATGTAGGAGTTGGTGCATCATTTTTATAAGCTAATGTTGATATTAAGGTATTTGGTGAACTAAATCCGCTGGTGTTTGTCAGTGTGATTATTCTGGTTGTTCCTATCGAAGAAATTGCGTATGTTCCACCGGATGGTAGTGGTTTTGCAGCACTTAATACAAGTGGGACTTCTAACCCGCTAATAATTACCTTTTCATTATTACTATCAGTAACTCCTGTTACTTGCAGCACAATCTGTTTTATCTTGTAGTTGGTACCAGAATGAGAAGTAGCTCCGAGTATGCTAACATTAGTAAATGGTATTACTGATGAATTTGCACTATAGATAAGGTTATTAGTTGTCATAGATGCAACTGGTACTTTATTGTTAGTCGGCGGGGCAGCTGATGGTTTTTGGTACGATGCGATTAAAATAGCACTCATGTTTAAGGCTCCAATCGGTTAAGTTAAATTTGTTCCAGATATGATCCATTCAGTAGCCGACAGTTTAATTGCAGTACACATTCCGTTGGCAGTCAGCGTTCTATTTCCAGTTATACCAGAACCTGCCAACCGCATAGTGTCCCCACAAACAATGGTAAGGGTTCCTGCAGAATTTTGATTGATAATTGTTATGGTAGTCCCTAGTTCATAATTCACAGACGATGACGCAGGTATAGTTATTGTCCTAGCAGTAGTATCTGTTGTTGGGTGCAATATGTGTTTACCAGAGTCGGATAATACACAAACATAATTATTTGATATTGCTACCTGCGGAATATTAATATACCCTGTCGGTATTTCTATTCCTCCAGCTGATGCGCCATCACTGAGTTTTAAAATTGGCAGTGATGGGTCGTAAAATACATCGCCATAATTACCTACGAACGTCGACACATTAGAATTGCCTAATTTTTCAACATATAATCTGTACACAACATTTGACACTAAAATTCTCCTTTATAACGTTTACTTTTAAACCACAATACTATATAATAAATTATTATTTATTAATTATTTAGGAGTTCCAAATGAAAAGTGAGTACAATTTGAGTTTGATAGGAGTTGCAATTTTGATTGTAATCATTATCTTCGGCGCATTTTATAATGCCAATAAAATTAATACACTAATTAACGAGTGTGAGAAAAATTTACCAAGAACCCAGCATTGCCACCTTATAGGAGTTCCTGATGACAATTGAAAGATTAGCAATCACTTCTAATCCTGTTAATAAGACTGATGCTATTAAAGCATTAGAGCAATTGGGTTCTGTATGGAGATTACCTACTAAGGATGAGCTATTCCTGATTACTCATTCAATAGGATCGTATTGGGTATCTGATACTTATAACCCTGATGATGCTTATTCTATATCTATTATGTGGGGCGGTCCTATTCAGTACTGGTCGGCTATGGGCCAAGTTATTCTGATCAGGAATATATAAATATACTACCAATAATAGAAAGGAGCAGCCTATAAGGTTACGATACACAACTCCCACAAATTATCAACTGGCAAAACAAGTCGACCGATACTAGGGAAATACTATATCCGTTTTGGGTATAGTATCACTGAAAACAGGAGAACTTCAATATGCGACTATTAATATTGATGTTATTATTATCAGCTTCCACTGAGTTAACAGGAAATGAAGTAGTGGAACCGATAAAACAAACACATTCTGTGCTCTTGAAGCACATTCCAATCAAACCAAAGTATTTTAACGTACGTGATATTCAATGTACGGCTGAGACCATTTATTCCGAAGCTAGAGGAGAACCCTTAGTAGGAAAGCATGCTGTCGGCTATACCATAGTCAACAGGTCAACTAAAATACTCCACAAAAGACCCTGCTCAGTAGTCAAACAACAATACACACAAAAACGTCTTCCTAATAAGGACCGTATGGTATTCCTGACTCTAGCAGAAAATGTATTGGATGGCAAGGTACCTAACCCAATAGGCAACCTAGACTCATTTGATTCATTCCCAAACAAACCTCATAAACGTGGATCCATTCATATTGGAAATCACTTTTTCTATAAAGCAATCAAAACCTAATCCAATCAGTCTACGATAAGTCTTCTTCGGAAGACTTTTTTTTCATTAGAATTCCAAAATAACGCTATTTCGGGATTTTACCCGCTTTATAATCAATCAGTTAGAAGCCATTTTTCTGACTTTTTCAGGAATATGTACATTCATGCCATTAAATTTAACGAAACTGGCGTTTAATTATATTCCTGTTGATTAACAATGGGATACTAGGAGTGTTGTCTTTTGTTGACTTCTATAGTATTATAGTCCTAATGGCTTCTATTGGTATTAGTTAGCTGTTAAATAGAGTTTACATTATAACTTCAAAAGGAATTCAATATGGCTTCAAACAAGATGTTCAGTAAGATTAACGAATCACTTTCAGGTAACCGCGACCAACAATCGTTTTTCCTTCTCATGGACGATATAGAGAATGATTCTATTAGACCATGTATAGAATGGATTATTGATTCGAATTTCTCAGAAGAGCCTGCTGAGATGCTTAACTTGATGATATGTTCTTCAGGAGGAGATCTCAATGCAGGATTTGCTTTAATAGATGTTATTAGAGGTTCTCATATTCCTGTAAGAACTATTGGGATTGGTCAGATTGCTTCTGCTGGACTAATGATATTCATGGCAGGATACCACGGTCATAGAATTCTTACTCCTAATACTGCTATCCTTTCTCATCAATACTCATATGGATCAGTTGGAAAACATCATGAGCTAATAGCTGCAAATAGAGCATTTGATTTGACTAGAGATATGTTAATGAATCATTACGTCAAATTCTCTAATCTTGCTGAAGATCAAATTAACAAAATTCTATTACCACCCCACGATGTTTGGTTAAGTCCACAAGAGGCTCTTGAATATGGACTTTGTGACGAGATTAAGGATTTAAATTAAATGTTGTCAAAATGGAGTTCTATAGTATAATAAGTTTTTAAATTGACCCCACCAAAGGAATCTAAATTATGCATACCGTTAATGAAATTGCTACCCTTTACGCTTTGAAAGATAAAGAGCAGCTACGTGAAATATTCTATGAACTCCAACTCCATATTGATAATCTAAACAAGTGGTTCGATGGGTATATCAAATCATTCTCTGACTCAGTATGGTCTAATGCTCCACTCAATTCTGATATTAGAAAACCTTATAATGAGAAATTTGATCAATATGAAGACTTCCTAAAGTTGTTTCGTGTGGCGAGATATTACTTGGAGAAATTATGAATAGAATTACTTCCGCTAATGAATTCAGTCTGTTTATCGAAACCCTAGCCAGTGAAAAGAATCTTTCTAAGATGGAAGCAATTCTTGAGTACTGTGCTGAGAATTTCATCGATCCTGTTGAAGTAGTTCCCCATATCAGTAAATCTTTGAAAGATAAGATTGAGTATGAATTGCAACAGGAAGGCAGATTACCAAAATCGACTACAATGACTTTATAATGAACGGTTTTCAGTTATTCAAGTTTGACCGAGCTACTAAACTTCATTTTACCACAGAGAAGTATAATGTGTTTGAGTATAAGGGTTCAGTAGCTGGTACCTCATTTGAGAAGTTTCTTGCTAAACGGGATTATAATGTATACAATGCTGTTGCAAGAAAGTTTGATAATGAACGTGACGCAATCCAGTTCTTGGTAGCAAATTATGCTTATAGGAATGACAATCCAATTCATAATATTGCTACCAGTGAACGTAATATTACTATATGGAATAAACGAAAACAGAGTATCACTAACATCTTCAAAGAAGACTTAGATCAACTAGGATTGTACCTTGAGAAGAGACAATTATCCAAAGATAGTCTCTTTCTCAGTAAGAACGGTGATGTTCCTGAATTGTTCAAATTGTATATGGGAGGAAAGGTTACTATTGAAACTATGCACATCCTAAATGAAATGAATAATTACTTGGATGAATGGAAACCTCAACATTCTGTTATTTGGAGTAAGGAATTCTTGATTATTGAGAAGTTGAAGAAATTTGTAAAATTTGATATCGATAAACTAACAATGATATATGATGAACTATAGGAGGCATAATGTTGACTAAATACCAATACTAGGAGATACTATCCTAGTGACACAAAAACATACTTCGTACATAATACATACTTCGGGAATATAAAAATGGATATCGCATCTTTAAGAAAAACACGTAACAACAACTTCGCTAGCATCACTTCAGAATTTGAGAAAATTGTCAATCCTCAGTCTACTAATGGTTCATTCGGTGACGATCGTTATTGGAAATTAGAAAAAGACAAAGCAGGAAATGCTTCAGCAGTCATTCGTTTCTTACCAGTCGTAGGAGATGATGAATTGCCATGGGTTCGTATCTTCACACATGGATTCCAAGGTCCTACTGGTAAATGGTATATTGAAAACTCTCTTACTACTCTGAATGAGAATGATCCAGTAGGTGAATTGAATTCTAAATTATGGAATTCTGGTAATGAGTCAGACAAGAAAATTGCTACAAAGCAAAAACGTAAGTTGAATTATACTTCTAATATTCTGGTTATTAGTGATCCTAAACATCCTGAGAATGAAGGTAAAGTATTCTTGTTCAAATACGGTAAGCGTATCTTTGATATGATTATGGATAAAGCTCGTCCAACATTTGAAGATGAAGCTCCAGTCAATGTGTTTGATTACTGGGATGGTGCAAACTTCAAAATTAAGATGCGTCAAGTTGATGGATGGCCTTCATATGACAAATCGGAATTTGAATCTCCTTCTGAATTGTTCAAAGGTGACGAAGAAGCTATTCTGAAGATTGCTAATAAGCAACATAAGTTAGCTGAGTTGTTAGATAGAAAGAATTTCAAATCTTATGATGAATTATCGAGAAAGTTGAATTCTGTGTTGAATGGGGAAGGTGGTTCAGTAAGTGCTTCTCAGATTGCTGAGAAATCGATTGAAGCTCCTACTCCTGCTAGAGCAGCTCCTGCTCCAAGTTTCAAATCAACTCCTGCTAAATCTGCTCCAGTAGACGATGACGAAGATATCATGAACTACTTTGCTCAGATTGCAGAAATGGATTAACAAGTTGTGATATAAGAAAGGGGCCATTAAGGCCCCTTTTTATTGTCTAGTAGAAACTGTTTCTATTCTGGAAGAATTTTGATATTGTTGATTCAGTATTTCTAGGATTCATTGGTGGTTGTTGATTTGTTGAGTGTTGAGTAACATTATTAGTCGGAGCTGAAATGTTATTGACCACAGTAGAAGTATTACTAGCCTCTTTTGAAACTTCTGCAGATTTATCATAAACTACATTAGCAGCTTCTGGAGCAAGAGTTTTTGGTTTGATTGCTTCGGGTGCTATTTTAGTTTCTGGTTTAATTTTATCCAAGCTCAATTGTTGTGCAATTGGCTTAACTTCGCCCATAGCAATATTGGAATAAATCTCTAGTCCTTTAGATTTTGCTTCTGCTACAGCATCTTCCAACAATTCATTTTTAGTAATACTATACTTGTTGTTTTCTTTCAAATCATTATAGATCTTCTTGACATCTTCAGAATATACATTACCGATTTCAGATTGAACTTCTGGTTTACCATTAACTTCTGTTGGTTTACCATTAACTTCTGTTGGTTTTACTACTTCTGGTTTACCATTAACTTCTGTTGGTTTTACTACTTCTGGTTTACCATTAACTTCTGGTTTACCGATTTCAGATTGAACTTCTGGTTTACCATTAACTTCTGGTTTACCGATTTCAGATTGAACTTCTGGTTTACCGATTTCAGATTGAACTTCTGGTTTACCATTAACTTCTGTTGGTTTTACTACTTCTGGTTTACCGATTTCAGATTTAGTATCTCTAGTTACTAATTTATGAGTCAATACTTCATGAAGTTTAGCGTCATCTTCTGGTTTGAATCTTATTTTAGCATCAATGAGTTTCTTCAAATCTTCTGTTGGTAATTCTTGAATACCTTTCCAATCTAGTACTTCCGAATCACCGAAATTATACGATATGATCTTTTTATGATGAAGATCTTGTACTACTTTCTTGCCACCTTCACCAAACGATTCATCATAAGCGTCTATAGCGGTAGATCCAACTTCATAAGCAGCTAATGCAGCAGCTGCTGGACCTGCTAATCGTAATGCCATTTTACCAGCATTCTTCAATACGGAGGCACCAGGAATCTTATTGAATACGCCTTTAGCTTTATCAAGTATTCCACGTCCAGTAGAAGTCTTAGGTACTTCCGGTGTAGTTGGTCTAGGCGCATTAGTTGTTCTGTTTGGAAACCTTTCTTCTGGCACGACATCAGCTAAAGAAGGTGTATGATTATCATCAGTACTCATTTCTGCAACACTAGCGGCAACTGCAGTACCTAATCCTAATCGACCAAATAATCCTCTACGTCTACGACCGTTATTTCTAGTAGGAATTGGTCTTCTATTGGTTCTATCGTTTTTAGTTTTTCTTGGTTTGTTAACATCAATATCTTTATCAGCATCATCTGGTTTTTTAGTAGGTGGTTCTTTTTTCTTGATGATTTCTTCAGTACGTTTTTTGAGTTCTTCGAGAATTAACTTTTGGACTTTGAGAGTTTCGTCTAGTAATTTATTCTGGTCATTTGTCGAGGATAATTGATTGTCTTGGAATAACTCAGTTGATCTTGCTGTTTCCAATTTAGTTTCTATATTGGAACTAGTACTTGCATTACTGGTAATAGCGTTGCTTGCATTATTGGTATTTGCATTACTTGCATTACTGGTAATAGCGTTGCTTGCATTATTGGTATTTGCATTGCTTGCATTATTGGTATTTGCATTACTTGCATTACTGGTAATAGCGTTGCTTGCATTATTGGTAATAGCGTTGCTTGCATTACTGGTATTTGCATTACTTGCATTACTGGTATTTGCATTACTTGCATTATTGGTAATAGCGTTGCTTGCATTATTGGTATTTGCATTGCTTGCATTATTGGTATTTGTATTGCTTGCATTATTGGTAATAGCGTTGCTTGCGTTGCTTGCATTATTTGTATTTGCATTACTTGCATTATTGGTAATAGCGTTGCTTGCATTATTTGTATTAGCGTTGCTTGCATTATTTGTATTTGTATTGCTGATAGTACTAGCATCGGAAACTACATTACTAGAAACTAACGGGGCAATTTTATTTGATAACTTTTCTATAGTAAATTTTATCGAATCTATAGCATTAGATAATTCTTCACAGCAATCAGTTTTTTCACATTCACATTCTTGTGAATCATCTGCAGAATCCTTATCTATTTTTACCGTAATAGGTTCGTTTTCAATTACTACTTTTAATGGTTCAAGTATGGCCAAACCATCACCTGAAATCGGATGTTCAGTTGGTGATGGTTTATCGGATGGAGGCGTCGGTTCAGTTGGTTTAGCTTTCCAAGAGCCTTCTTTGCCAAAGAATCTAAGATCTTTTTCTCTATCAGATTTCTGTGGATTGGTATATTTGTATCTTGAATCGATTTCAGATAATCTACTACCAATTTGTTGTTGTTCTTCTCTGTACTTTTTAGCATCAGGTGAAGTTGATTTGAGGAATTCTTCTTTAGATAGAAGACCTCTATTCTCGTTCATATTTCTTTCATTCTTATTATTAAGGTATAAAAGTTTTTGTTTCTCTTTATACTGTTCTTTCAACTGCTTATCAGTTTTTACTGAACCAGCAGCTCGTTCAGTAGTAATGTACTGGTTTCTATTTCTAGCATTCTTAGAAAAAATGGATGATACGTTATTAGTTATTCCTTTGAATGTACTACCAACAGTTGTTTTACCAGTATCATTATCCTTAAACGTATTTTTGAGTTTACCAAATGACTCTTTTAACAAATCCATACGAGTAAACATATTATGGTAAACTGGATCATTAAGTGCTTTATCCGCTACATCTACATTATGTTGAGACTTTAAAGCAGCAGATATCTTTTTAAGTTCTTCTAGCGATTTGTCTTTACTAGACTGGTCGTCCTTTTTATTGTCAGACTTTTCTTTATCTTCTACCTTAGCAACATCAGCTTCTTTGATATCTCTTTCCTTACTAGATGCCATAATAGTAGACATCTTTTCAGATATATCGGACAAGTCTTGAGCCATGCTTTGAAGTTCTATATTACTAGCATCAAGGGCATCATTGCTAATGATTGCAAGTTCTTCCAATTTTACTAAATGTTCTATTTGTTGGTTGAGAATTTTCTTCATGACCCATCCTGTGGTTATTTGTTCTGTTGATCCCTTTTTCTTTCTTCTAAGTATTCTACTAGCATAGCTATGTAAATTTCCCTCTCGAACGGTATCATATTTTCAATATCTGACAAAGCATATTTGTGATACTGCATTAAGGCAAAGTTCAGTTTATAGAAATTTGCCAACGAGTCATGCGAGAGGGCTACTAGAAAAAACTATCAATCCCTTCGATATACTTGTTATGCGCTAATCCACACAATGGGCAAGTATACTTTACATCTTGTCTTAATTTTGGCATGGTCTCGAAAAACTTAACCAATTCTTGGAATTGTACTTGTGTTAAGTTATTAATGAACTCATGCAGTTCTTGTCTAGTCTGGTCTTTTGCATAGAAGAATTCATCATCTGAATAGATATAATCAATACTACTAATGATAAGATCAAATATGCCATTAATATCGTCATCTTCTAATGTATCAAATTTAGAAATTGCACTAACATCAGGATACTTTAATACTACTCCAGTCGTATCAAATAACTTTATCTTGTTAGTATGATTAGGATCTTTCTTAACTTTCAATTGAGTCAAATCAAAGTTGATCTTTGTTTTGGCTTTAGGATCAATGCAAGTATCACATGAGAAAATTAATGCTACAATCTCTCCAATTGATTTTGCCCTAATTTGGAGTAACAAGTATTCGAGATCAAACATTGCCAAAGATTCAACATCTATATCATCAACCACACAATGCTTTACAACATCTTTCAGTGTATCCGCCATGATACCTTTATCATCACTTTGTTGAGCTAATAGTAATGCTTTTTCTTCTCTTACTTGGAACGGTTTAAATTTGATTACTTTTCCAGTTGAAGGAAGTTCTGTTGAGTATGTTGGTAGTATTTGTTTTGGTAAAGCCATAATTAGTCGCCTTTATTCATTTTGTCTATAAGTTTCGAGAGTTCTGCTGTAGAACCAACAAATATAGAATTGTTAGTCACGTTGGTTGCTTTTTGGTCAGGTTCTTTAGTTTCAAGTTTTTGTTTCTTTGTGTGTACGTCAAGTAACTGATGATTTATATCAGCAAGTTGTTTGATAAGATTACCAACAACTTCAAATGCTCTTGGGTGTTCGGATTGTTTAGCAATCTCAAGAGCAGCATCAAGGGCATCCTGTCCACTTTGAAGTAGTCCATATAAGTTACTCCTAGTCTGATCGCAGTCATAAGATACAGCATCATCTTTAGGAGGAATTATTACTCCCTTCTTAGTAATCAAGTCTCCATCCATAGGAGTCAAGTCAAAGACATCATTTAGTTTTGCATCAATGTTCATTGTAACCCTAATAATAAAATAGGTTGTTCTAAAGCCTGAATAGTAGATTCCTTCATAATGTCTGAAATTGTCTGTTGTTTGGCTACATTCTTTGCTAGAGATGATAAAGAAACATTACCAGTACTCAACACAGTATCAATAGTAGTTCCTTTGGATGTTTCTATAGTATTCTGCTTAGTATAATCAAACACACTGTAATTTCTATATTGTAAAGTCACATTCAATTTCATTACACCTTCAGAACTATAACTCATGGAAATTTCACCCACTGACTTTGGATAGCATTCATGAAGAGTTACTTTGTATTTTTCATTATGTTCTACATCATAAACGTAAATATCAACTGTAGTAGTGTAATCACTATAGTATGCATGATTTCTAGTTATTGGATTGATAATGTAATTTAGCCACAAATCGAAGAATTTTTTAATCTTGAAATCAACATCCACATAAAATGTCAAATTGACTGGATCATATATTCTTTGAGTTGGCTGTTCTCTTATCTCACCATAAGGAGAAACGTCAACAGTGCTCAATGATGTTCCTGGCAACGGAGCCGAATCACAAAACATAATATATCGCTTCATGGCATCAGCAAAGGCTATTTCATCTTTAATGACTACTTCACCATTAGCATTAGTAGGAGTATGAATAAGAACACCAAAATGAGTATTCCTCATCAATCCTTTATTTTTTACTTCGGATATGAAGTTTTGTAATCCTGTTATAGTATCGTGGTGTGCAGCACTCATAACTTTCCTTATTGTTTCCAGATGTATTCTTTAGTCTCACCAACAAACATTTCATTTGGTAGTAATGATGCCATTACCCAATTATCAGAATGAATCTTTTTGATTGGTGTCTTGAAATGGTCGTACAGATATCTGTGAATACATTTCTCAAAATGTTTTCCCTTTGCTACTGTTCTAAGTATATCATAAGAAATAGTCAACTTTGCACTAGTAGTTTTTCTTGGGCTCTTTGCAATTTCTTGAAGAGCATCCAACAATAATATTCTCTGTTTATAATGAAGATAATGAAGATTTATTCCTATAAATCCATCAGGCATCATTCTAAATGGAAACACTAATGGAAACTTATCCCAGTACGGTAAAGTATCTTTATGTTTAGCATCATAATAGTACATATACAACTCACCAGGAACAGGATGTGATACTGTAGTACTAGTCAATTTGCCTGCTCTAACCGATGCTAATCTTTTTGCTTCTGAATTGAACCATGATTTTGAATTCTTAATGATATCCTTCAATTCATAATTAGAAGCATCAACCACTTGTTTTTGAATGGATTTCTTAGGAAGCGATTGAGTCTTAACATTGATCTTGTCCCATATCTTACCAGGCATCTTTATAGAACCAGATTCCATCTTGACGTATGCTGCTTCAGAAACACCAGCATACTCTGCAGCTTGCTTAGTAGTCAATCCATGTAGTTTACGTAGGTCTTTAAGTTGTTGGATTGATGGACTTTCTGTTGGTTCTTGCTGTATCATAAAGGTTCCTTAATTATTCACTCATTCTATTTATATCAAAAAAGATGTTTTTCAGTTAATACTATAAATTCCCATCCCCTATCAGTTGCCCATCTATTAGCGGCTTCCCATTTTGCTTGATTAACCATAAAAGTAGCACATTCTGTCAAGTATCGTTTAGTCTGTCTTGATGGTGCTTTTGGTGGTCTACATTGAGCATCAGGTTTGATTTCTACCAAATATGTTTTGATTTCACCTTTGGAATTCTTAACCTTTATTTTGAAATCCAAGAAGTATCTGTGTGGTTTGTTATCGACTGGAGAACGATAAGGAACAATAGTTTCTTCTGAAGACCATTTGATAACATTAGAGTTACCATCGACCCAATTCATGAATTTCAATTCCCAACTTGATCTATAGAAAATTTGGCTAACATTACCTTCATATTTCTCTGGATGCTTAGGTTTCCAATTACCTTGGTGATATTTTTGTTTCTTCATAATTCCTATTTATTATATAAATAATACTAATTATGTATTACTACGAGAATACCAATGGCAAAAAGAACCGCATTTCAAAAACAAGATTTTACGAGTACTTACAAATCTAATGAATATAGTTACCCATCTGATTTAGTTAATAGTGCTGAATATGGTGGCAACTTTGTTGTGTTCTATATTAATGTACAATCACAATCAAAATTAAGACCATCAGACCAAGTAGTATTGGGTGCCATTACTGGACTCAATAATAATATAGGTAAGATATCTACAACTACTGCTGAGATAGTTCAAGGAACGAAAGGAGCTATTGCTGGTGGAGCAGTATCTGCTGTTACTGGATTGATTACGGGCAGTGGAAATGCTGGTACTAAGTCATTTGGAG